GCCAACAGTGCCTTCATTTACAGTAAATCCGTCAGCGTCAGCAGACGAAACAAAGCCATAACTAGGGTCATTTGTACCTTCTGCGGCTGTGTTTTGAGACTGCAATCCATTACCGTTACCAAACCCACGCACAGCATCAAACAAAATGTGCGAGTTACCACTGCTTCTTTGTTTAACCCAAACTAGATCAGGCTGAAACCCCATACCAGTGATAGATTGTTTGGTTGCTCCATCACCAGTGTACGTCACAGACGAATGACCAGTGGATGCGTTGTTAGCTCCTGCGTCCCAACACCAAGCAACGTAATTTTCACCTGAATCGTTGACCCCGTTTGAATTTCCAACAGTAAAACCATCGGAGTCGAAAGAATTTATTTGAGAGGATGAATAAGACTCCGCTGACGTAGTATCACTTGAAAGCATTCGGCTTGGGCCACGGACGCTATCTGCCAAAAGATGGTTGTTTGTATCGTCTCTGTTTTTTAACCAGACTAAATCGGGAGTAAATCCTGTACCTGTAATTGAGCTTGATGTTGCGTTATCGTTATCACCCCGATACAACACAGTATTGAACGCCTCAACCTCTGCATCGTCTTGGAACGTCAGGTGAAAACCATTCGTACCCATTGTGAAGTCTGTGGCTGTGACGTTCTTCGGAACCCACACACCGTTCTTGGTTTCACCGAAAGCGTCAGCGTTATGGGCTGTACCGTCAATGAAGAATACTTCGGCCATGTAGCCGTCATATTTTCCACTGGCGTTATCAGTGCGAACACCAAATCTTACTTCATAAGCATTATTGTTTGCCCACTGAGTTGTTGCACTAAAAGCTGTTCCAGTTGTTATTGATTGCTCAACACCATTAACGTAAATCTTTACAGTTGACCCTGACCTATAAAAAACAAGGTGATACCACGCTGAAGTATCACGGAATACAGCATTAGTTGTAACATTGCCTTGAAGCGTATTATCTCGCAATTGCCAGTTTATTTGATCGCTAGAATTGAAGCGAATCAATTCATAATCATCGCCAGAGTTTCCGATTGATCCAAAGATATGAGCGTCAGAAATTCCTAAAGTTGAGCGTTTAGCCCATAGTGACAATGTATAAGTAGCTTCGCCACCATCAGCATGAGTTGCAGATAAGTACGCAGAGTCATCATCGTTAAACCGTAGCGATCCTTCAATGGTCTTAGGATAGAAGCCTCGTGTGGCTCCTTGCATCGCTGATCCGTTGATAATAGACATTAGCTACCCTCAGTCAACGCAGGAGTTGTACTCAGGAACACATTCGTCCCATCAGGGCAGTAGTAAGACATCAGGTACGTTCCTGCCGCATTGATTGCTGTGAGGTCAGCCGCACTCAGGTGTACATCAGCGTCCACTGTAATGGTCTGTGGTGTGGTGTTAGTCAACAGGATCATGCCAGACTGACCCGCAGTCTCGTTTGTGAACAGCAAGTCAATCGCCCCAGTTGGTGTGCAAGTGAAATGATTGCCTGTGTTTAAGTCAAAGCTACCGTCATTTTCTGCTGTAACTGTGCCTCGCTGTCCTGCTGTAAACGTCTGTGCAACGTCTGTCTTGGCTGTGTCAGCGTCGAACGCCTGTACAGTTGAGCCAATGTCAGCATCAACAACAATCGTTGCATCAAAAGCTTGTACGTTTGTGCCAATGACTAGCCCTAGGTTTGTTCTAGCCGTAGCCGCATCAGAAGCACCAGTGCCTCCATTAGCAACGGCTAAGTCACCTGAAGAAGTAACAGCGGACAAATCAATGGTAGGACTGGTTAGAGTTTTATTAGTTAGTGTTTGCGTAGCCGCTGTGCCAACTATTTCTTGATTGCCGCCTGCAGGAAGTGTTAATGTGTTGGTAACGCTTGCGCTGTGTGGCTGTGCAATAATTGTTTGACCATGACTATTAGATTCACAGTTTAATACAACAGTACCGGGGTTTGTATTACCTTTAACAACTACCTTACCTGTACCGTTAGGCGCAAGGTCAATATCTGCGTTGCTTGTCGTTACAATGTCGTTACCGTTGGTGTCAAGATTGCCGCCAAGTTGTGGAGTTGTGTCTTCAACAACATTAGAAATTTCTGTGCCAGAGATTAGCCCTGAAACAAAATTAGCTTTAGTCATTCGACGCAAAGCAGACGCAGAAGTATCAGAAATAATTATTTGATCATCATCAGCAATTGAGGTCTCTGCTGTCAAATCAGTAACAAGAGCTTGACTTGTAAGTCCTAGGTTGCTTCTTGAAGTTGTTGCATTACTCACATCAGATAGGTTGTTAGAGTTAATTAAAGCTCCACTAAGAGACGAAAATGAAACTACCCATGCTGACCCAGTATAGACACGCATTTCATTAGCAGTAGAGTTAAAATACAGCGCACCTGTTAAAAGAGCATCACCATCATTATCTGTCGATGGGTCAGAAGACTTTGCACCTAAGTAACGATCATCAAAACTATCAAAACTAGCCGCCGCATTAGTTTCTGAAGTAGCGGCATTAGATGCTGAGGTAGCGGCATTGGTGGCTTGTGTTGTTGCTGTTGTTGCTGAGGATGCCGCTGATGTTGCACTGCTAGCGGCGGCAGTAGCTGAAGATGCGGCATTGGTTGCAGACGTTGCGGCTTCATTAGACTTAGTTGTTACTGTATCAATAGTCGCTTGATCTGATGTACTACTTGCACTACCTGTACCACGAAAGATTGCCATTGAAATCTCCAGTCAAGAATTAGGAAAGGGGGCCATGTAGACCCCCTCAGTTGCTTAGGAGTTAAATACTAAGCAGAGTGCAGACTCAGGACGTAAAACTTTTACGCCGTACAGAGTGTCTGCAGTGAACAAGTCACCAAGATACTCTTGCTTGTACTGAGTCTGTGAGCGAACACCTAACTGTTCTGCAAATACCATAGCGTCACGATGACCTAAGACACCTGCTTTGAGTTCTCCGCCCGCAGAGTTATTTGCCGCAGTTTCTACAACCGGGCAGTTAGTTGAGACGTAGATGTCGATACCATACAATGTACCGATGTTGCCGTTTACTACTGGCTGACCTGATACAAAATCAGATGAGTTGTAGCGGTCAATACCACGAACGGTTTCAACTACTGATGGAGGAACTACGAGGAAACGTTGATCCATAGGAACATCGTTATCATCTAGTTCTTTAATAGCTTCACGGAAACCAACATCAGTAAAAACATCAGCCGCCGCAACAGTATCAACAGCGTAAGCTGTCAAGTTTGTAGAAGCGTCCATGAAGAACGAGTTGCTGTGTACAAAGTCAGCACCATCTGAATCACCAAATGACTTAGTGAGTGCGAACAAGTCGGTGTCAACCTGCTTTGCAAGGGCATAGCCTGCATCAGATGTGTAGAACTGACGCAATGAAGCAAGAGCCTGTACATCAGTAATGTCTTCGATCAAACGAGAATACTCGTAGTGTTGATCGATAGTGACTTGCACTTCTGATTCAGTTGCCGCAATCAATGTGACCTGAGTTGAAGCCGCTTTAGCAGATGCATCCCCACGAGTAGGCTTAGGGATGTGTAATGTGTCACCCTTCTTGCCTGTCATTGGCATACGGTTTACAAGATTGGCGAGTACGAGTGACTTCTCGTATGCCGCGATGATTTCGTCAGACCAAATTTCGGGGATGAAAGTTGCCGCCGTAGTATTGGTGACGTGGTTAGTACCAAGTGCCATGTTAATTTCTCCTTAACACTATTTGACACGACCCTCTGCGTATGCCGCCATAATCTCATCTGAGAGTTGCGTGTAACGTTTTGGATCTGTTTGCATTAGTTTAATAATATCAGCACGACGATAGACTTTACGACTTGGCTTTTCACCGGAACCTTTTGCATTGCCGTTTGAAGCGGACTTCAATTGACGTTTGCGATCAGCTTCTTGCATCTCAGCAGTTTCAGTCACTAAGTTTTGACGCTCTTTCCACAATGTGAGAAGCTCATCAGCACTATCGTATTCAAACTTTTGATCTGCTCGTTGGTACAACTCAGTGCGTACTTTAGAAGCCGCGACCCATTCACCAAACTTACTATCCTGAATAATATCTTGGAAGTCAGGATGGTTTGCTTGTAGCTTGTTAAAAATCTCCTGTCGCTTCATTGAGGCTGAGACTTCCTCAGCTTCTTTGATCTTCGGGTGATTTGCTAACTTATGCTCAAAGTATTTGTCAGGATCAGCAAAAAAGTCGATCTCTTCTTCGTCTTTTTCTTGTGGGCTATTCGTGGCTAGTTGTGTCTTAACGAAATCATCAACGATTTTGCGGAGTTCACCAACTTCTGAAGATTGTTTGCCTAAAAGTTTTTCAGCCTCTTGATGCATTTGGACAATATCTTTAATTGCCTTACCCTGATATTTTTCAGGAATGTCATCTTCAGCTTCTTGTATCTCTTCAGGCTCTGCAGGTTGCTCCTCTTCAGGAATCTGCTCTTCCTCTTCAATTGTTGCGAATGTTTCTCCGTCAGTTAATTCTTCGGGACTATCGTCTAAAAAACGTGCCATATTGTTAAACTCCGTGCCGTAGCATTATGGAAGTAGTTAAGTTCTAGCGGCTCTCTCGTGATCCTTAGCCCACGCATCATCGGCATCAGGCCAACCTGTACCTTTGAAATGTGTTCGGACTGGAGAGATTATCCGCTGTGCGGTGTCACCACATTCAGGACAGGTAGCAAAGAAATCTCTTGAGTCTACCCATTGTTCTTCAATATGTTGACAGTTGGTACATTTGAAATCATATCGCCTAAGCATTCTCAGACTCCATGTCAAATGCATTTTTTATTCCAGTTTCAAAGCGTACAATGTTTAACAATGCTGTACGTTGTCCTTGCAAAAGGAATAATTCTTTTTCACTCTTAATATCTTCAATAATGTGTGTATCAAGAGTTTCTTGAGCTTCTTCTACGAATTGTTTCCAACCCGGATGTAAAAATAAGTCAAGATAAATTTCATAATACTTTTCTTCTTCAGGACTCAAAGAGTTTCTCCTGTTCTTTAATGCAAATATTATACCACAGTTTTATTCATTTGTCAAGTCTTTTTCTTGACTTTTGGTAGTTTTTGTGGTACGGCTTACTGGAGCAGTTTCTAATTTTTTTAACCGTTCATCGAGTTTTGTCAAGATATCATTTAGTTGTTTAATGATTTCTTGGAACTCTTGTTTAGTAACAACCATGCTTATTATTTCCTCATTTGCATTTCAACCATGTCTTCTTTACTCTCAAGCTCACGTTCTTTTAACAACAACTCTGCTAATTTAACGCGGCGTTGAAACTCTTTATCAGATTCATTTGGTAACTTTGCAACCGTATCGTATGGAAGTAATTCTGTTTCCACTTGATTCTGCTGTACACGAGATACAATCTCAGCGGTTTGCGCTTGAATGTTTTCAACTGTTGCTTGCTTCTGAGCCATCTCCATCTGCATCGCCATCTGTTGCATTTCTTGTTGTTGTGGATTTGGCTGATTCGCTTGACGTAACCCTTCAATAATTTCTTCACGGTTACTTAGGTTCATGTTGTCTACAATTGACTCAATCAACATTGGATACATTGGAGAATCAGGTGACATTGTTTGCAACAATTGTACTAACTGAGTGACTTCATATTCACGAGCAATAATACCCAAAGAGCTTGAAGCAACAAACTTAAAGTCTTGAACCGGGTACAGTTCAGGTGTAAACTGCATATAACGGTGGGCGGCTTTAGTCACAAAGGGCAGTAAGAACGAGTCTTGAAAGTTAATCAGTGTGCGCTTGTGACGCTTAATGATAGCACCCAGTGACATTGAGATACCTGCCGCTGTTGCATCACCATTGATTGACCCCGGAATACCTGCGGCATCAATTGCACCTGTAGCCATTTGAACCATCTGCTGTAAGGTAGCGGCTTGGTTAAATGTATTAGGATCAAGTTGACCAAAATTAAATGGTTGTAAGATCTCAGCAGGATTACCATTAGTCAAGATTGCTTTACCCGGACGTACTTCTAACTTAGCACCACGAGGGAGCCTAGAAGCGTCTACAGCCATCATTGGATGTACAGTCAATGCCAAGGCATCAATACGTGCGCGTAGTTCTGTGTCAAGAGCTTTCTGTGCGTTGTATCCTTTTTCACAAATACCACGCCCCCAGAAACGACTAGGGACTACATCCCAAGGGAAAGCAACAACAGGACGGTCTTGCATCATGTATGGATTTTCTTCTGCTTTAAGAAGTACACCACCATTAGCAATAATGACTACAGCTTCAACATAGGCTGATTCTTCTTCGCCTGTCTCAATAGTTTCTTCGTCTTCTTCGCGCTGTGCTTCGTACAACAAATCACGTGGTACAAGGCCATAGTATTTTGTTAGGCGGACCTTATCATCCATGTAGATAGTGAGGTCTTGGTCTGGCTCAATGTCCGTGTCAGGAGCCGCTACAGCAACCTGAGTATCAAAATAAATACCTTGTTCCTGTGCTTGCTCTATTTGGTGTAACGGCACGAACTCATCAATAGCGACACCCAATGCTTCTTCAATACTTGTAGCAACAGGATCAATCAAAAAGTTTTGAGGCATGACAGGACGAATCTTAACAATAGTGCGTGGCTGTTCCATCACACCAACTGCTGTCAACTCTCCATCCATCACAGGTTGTGTTGCAGGTTTAAGTTCTTTGACTTCTTCCAGTACAACTTCTCCAATACCCGTACCAAAAACTGCAGAGTTAATCAAACACTCGGCAATTCCTTTACGTGCTTTAGCGAACCGCATATCTTCTTCAAGTTGCGAGCGCAAGATTTGGATGTCTGCTTTTTGTTGATCTTGTAAGTCATCTTTGATATCAAACCATTTACCACGACCAAATGTCGCTTCTTCAACCTCAGCAACTGCAGACTCAACAGCCTGTTGTAATGCAGGCGAAATAAGACGCGAACGCTCAGAAATTCGCATTGAATCTTCTTCAGCCCAAATACCACGCCATAAACGATAATACTCATCAAACTTTTCTTGGTAGTTTGACTCAAAGTGGTCACGCCATTGATTGCATTTGTGGATTACCCAACCTTCCAGTGAACCGGGGTCGTTTTGATTGTGCTCGTAGTCCATGTTAATATCCTGCCACAGGGTCTAAAATTTCAAACTCATCTTCTTCGTAATCGTAGTAATACGAAACCTTTGCAAGTTGGTCAATATATGCTAATGCATCAACCAAGTCATCGTGTACTAATGCATTAGGAAACTGAAACAACTGATCCATAAACGGAGCATTCCATTCTCCTTTGTTAAGCGTAATCTGTCCATGTTCAAAGCGTCCTTGAAGTCCCCACACAACACGATCAGTCTTCTTTTTGTTGCCGTGAGTTAGTTCCTCCACCCTGAAAAACCGTTGACTTGACTTCATGATATCGGTAAGGTAAGGGAGTACCGCATTCTTCAATGCCCCTTTTTCGATACCAACCGCTACTGGTTGATAGTGATTGACAGCATCGAATATTTTCTTGGCGGTTTTCTTGATATCCCATCGACCATGAATAATATCCGCAACCCACCATCCATCCTCATTGGCTTTAACAACAACAATTGCTGTTTCATCTAACTTGGTGTTTTTAGATTTAGTTGCTTTCTCAACGTCTGCAAAACCTGCAAGGTCAACTGCAATATAGAAATCACCAAACTCAGGTTCATCATCGTCAAACTGTACCCACTCTTCTTTAAAGATATCAGAACCACTTGCCTCAAAGGAAGCGAGAAATTCTTGACGAAAAGCGTAGCTTGACATTGACTTCTTAGCTGTATCAATTTCGTCTGGATCGAGTAGCGGGTTATCGTAAGATGTGTAATGCCACGCTTTATAGCTGTCATCATCTTCAAGCTCAGCATACTTGTACAACTCATAGAAGTGATTACGACCCATTGGTGTACCAATAAACAGGGCATCACCCTTCTGGTCAGCAAGGGCAGGGCGTAGAATTTGTTCCCACACACTAGGCTTCATATCCGCATATTCGTCCATCACAAGGAACTTAAGGGATACACCACGCATCGTCTCTGGTCTATCAGCACCCTTGAGGGATATCGTACAGCCATTAATCAGCGTGATCTGCAAGTTGTTAATATGAGAATTTTTAATAACAGGATGCGCTAACTCTAGCAGAGTAGACCACATAATGTCACGAGCCTGTCCCTGTGTGGGCGCAACATAAAACACATGACCACGATCAGTTTGTAATCCGTAGATAATCAATTGCCAAGCGGCTAGACGAGACTTACCAGTACGCCGCCCTGCCGCTACAATCTTGAATCGTGTTGGATCGTTAAAGACTTCCTGTTGCCAAGGAAGCAACTCAACATTAAGCTCCATTACTTAATGGTACTCTCAAGACCAGTTTCATAGAGATCCACAAACTCATAACCTCTTGATGGATTAATATAGTCTGAGCCTTCTCCTACTCCCATAATCCCTAATGATTCTGCAAGCTCTCCTGCAGATGTTGGCATTGAAGCTAAAGTTGCCGCAACTCCTACAGGGCCAGATAGTTTTTTAACAATAGCTCCTGCAGGTCCAAGTTTTGTTTTAACGACCTCAAACCCATCGCCCAAAGTTTCTTGTAAATAGTTTACTAACTCATTTGGGGTAAAGCCTTTTTGATATGTCCCTTTTGATGTAATAACGGACATTGGTTCTGGCCCCTTAGTACCTGCTTTTGCATTAAGCACATCTTTTCCACGAGTAGTAATGATTCCAACTCCTCCCGGCTCAAGCACTCTGCCTATATCTTTTACAATTTCATTACGCATTTCTAAAGGCACAACATTTAAAACATTAAAGTTAGTAAGACGTTTGTAAGAGTTATTTGGAATTTCTTTTGCGTCTAAATATGTAGGCTCAAATCCTTTTTGCGGAAATGGCTCAAACGAATCTGCTTGTAATTCTTTGGCTCCTAAACCAAGACCTGCCCCAAAGTCTAAAGTTTTACCTTCAGGCATTTCAGAATCTAAAATATCTTTTGCTTTTTTATAAGTTGGAAGAGTTCCTGAAATTTGCGTTTTTTGTGCATTTTCTGCGGGAGGGAGTTCAAATAATGTTTTACGCATTTTTCATTATCTCCACGAGTTCTTCGCCACGGCGTTTGACCTGACGATACCACTTTGAATCCATCATTTCATCTGCGGCCTTGGAGTAGTTCCCCTCGTTGACAGCAGTAATCATATTCTTAAACTTACCTAAGCGTGAGCGTCCTAGATTAAACGCCATGTTAACCAACACACGTTGTACATTCTCAGGATGTGAGCTAAAGTTTAAAAACAATGCACTGGCATCAGTACACGCGGCATTACAATCGTCATGAAATACTTGGAGGATACGTTCATCAGTCACTGGTGTACCTACAGGCCACGTATGTTCCATGTCTTCTTCAGTGACCATGTGACCAATACCAAAGGTAGGATAGTTTTCAGAACACAAATAGATTTCAGTGACGTACCCTTCGTGCTTAACAAGGTCTTCCTTGATTTGTTCAATCAGATTCGGGGGTAACATCAATAATGTCCTCGTCATTTGTTATTACAGTCTCTCCACCTACACCTGTAATGGTGATAGACACAGCAGAACGCCCAGTATTGTTTTTGTCTTTCTCAAAATAGCTGACGGGCAACATCCGATCCATCAACAACTTCCATGCCGCCGCTTGATTCTTGTGTTCGTCATTCAACGCGGCATCCATGATTGAATCTAACACCTTTTGCGACTTCGGAGAAGCCAACATACGAGCTTTATACTCGTTGATGATTGATGCATCGCCGGGTGGTCTACCCCGTTGCCCTCGATTGCCGTCTTTCTTCGATTCAACAAGGGATTTTCTGGGTCTTCCTCGCTTCCTCGGTTGAGTATTCTCAGTCATTACTGTACTCTATGTAGTTACTAAGTCGTTAACTCTGCATCTTAGTATTTAAAAATAATAAATGCTTCGTATTCTGTTAGAATGTTTGAAGGAAGTTATGCTAAGAGGTGCATAGGTTGCCTTCGTATCTCTAAAGTACATATATTGTAGCATACTTTTTAGGATTTGTCAAGTCTTTTCAGTACAAACAGTGCAGATTCTTACTCTCCCCATTTAACTTCAGCGGGTTTCAGGAGTCCTGCATCTCCGCAGACGCACTTTTTAGTTATAAAAACAATATACTTATAACTAAATGATAGGTAGTAAATCACTGCAAATGTTAATGCGAATTATTCTTATTTACTAAATCTTAAATTCACTCTTTTTTGTGTCTGAGTGGTACCTATAGTAATAATGTAGCGCATAGCCCCTCCCCCCCCCTCTTTATCGCGCGCGCCTGCCTGCGCAGAAAAGCTCACGCACACCCGTTTCAACCTATCACGATGGAGCCTGCACCGATCTGCCTAGTCGATGTGTGAGTGTCGAGGTAGCACCTATCAGCGACACCTACACCGACAGCTCCACAAACCCTGCACGCTGTCTGCAACTTTCACGCACCTGCACAAACCATTGTTACCCACAGTAACACCAACAGCATTACCAAACGGAACAGGTAACACATTCGCACTACGACTTAGGTCTAAGGCAATCGCTACAACCCGCATAAACACTGGGGTTCAAAAGTTGGCACGCTATCTGCAAGTATCTCACCAAGTCGTTGAGAAGCCCTCAGCGGCGGAGTCCCTAGCGGCTCGACGTGATCTTTAAGAATTGAATGTTTGCGATCTAGTACGTCATGCGGCAATTGCTGTGAGTCAGT